AGTCTGGGCCGACGAAGGTGAGGTCTCCCGACAACTTGGCGCGGAAGAACATCTCGTTGCTCTCCATAGTGAACTCCTTGGCCAAGTCGTCCCCATAGGCGGGGTAAACTTGGCCGGGAGTAGCACCATTTATGGAAAGCGTGAACTTGTAGATTGGATTCATCCTTTCCTGTATTTGCGTGTCAAATTCTTATAGCGAATTACCATATTGCCCCTCGAATCCACATAGCGATTCTCGTCTCCTTGCTCCCTAATCGCTCGCACATCCCTTTCGAGCTTGGAAACATCGGTGGGCGAACCGCCAGCTAACAGACCAAGAGCAAAGTCGCCCATCGCTGCATTGGCGTTGTAGTATTTCTCCCCAAACGTGCCGTCATTGAACGAATTGATAACATCCGGGATAATCTTGCGGTACTTGCGGGAGTTGCGCTTGTTGATGATTGCGAAGAACTCTCCGCCCTCGGCGCGTCTGCGAGTGCCGTCCTTGGCAACACCCATATCGATGTCGTGTCCGCTCGCGTGGGAGCCTCCTTCGAGGAGTTGGACAGTACCTTCGCCGTACTGCTGCGACTTCATCTTGGTCACTTGCGCGGCCTTGGTCTGCGCGGCAGCAAATGCACCCCACATAGCGGCGGTTGCGGCTGCGGCAAGGAACGGGCCGAGCATACCCGCCTTGGTGTAAGCGGCCCAAATGTTCGCGGTGGCGGTTACGAGCGAGGAAATCTGCGTGGCCGTGTCAATCATCCGCTGCTCTTCCTCCACCTTGGCCTTCTCTTCGAGGGCTTTCTTGTGGTTCTGACGCTGGAGTTCGAGTTCTTTCCTCGCGGTATCAACACTATTCGCGTAGCCCTGGTTGCGGGCCTCAAGCTCGTAGTCGAGGGCGGTCTTTGCGGCATCAACCTCCTTCTCTGCGGCCTCAACCGCAATCTCCGCCATCTCAAGCCTCTTGTCCATCCACTCGTCCATATACTTCATCGAGGTCTTGAGTGCGCTATCGACGGCGGTGACGAAGTTGGTGTATTCCTCCTTTAAGATTCCTTGGCCGAATTTATTCCCCTCTCCATAAGTCTTTGTCTGCGCAAGGATTGCCTCGACAACACCACCATATTTGCGCCCCTTTCGGCCTCGGCTCAATCCACTCTCGTCGCTCCCCGTTGTTCTCGCGAGCTTGGCCATAATATTGTTATACTCCGAGATGGTCAAAACGCCTGCCGCGCGGAGCATTTCGAGATAATCATCCCAATACTTACGCTCGCTCTCCAATAGTGCCTTGTTTAACGCATCCTTGTCCGCCCGCTCCCTATCTGATGCCTCGTACTTCTGATATAACGCCTCGTCCCGAAGCACCTTCTCTTCGTTAAGCGTCCGAGCGATTCTCTTCCTCGTCTCTTCTTCCGCATCGACCTCGGCTTCAACAACCTCCTCGTAGGAGTCAACGCGGTCGCGAATCATCTTTTGGTACTCTGCGTTGTATCGCTGCTCGCCAAGTTGGAGAAGTGTGACTATATTGCTGATTTGATTGTTAATCTCCTCGCGCTCTGCCTCGTCCGCGCCATCTCGTAGTTCGAGGAGGGCTTTTAGGTTCTCATTATAGCCGTGCTGCTCTTTCAGCCACGCAACCTCAAGCAAGGCAAGGTCTTTTTCCAGCCCATCCTCCAACATCCTTGCAGACATTTCGAGAACCTCCCAATAGTAGTCGGCGATTTCGGTCGCCCCGTTTGCTCCGCCCTTGCCGCCAGCGCGTAGCTTTTCGAGCAAGCTACTCGGACTAATCTGCGCGGCAAGCGCGTCGATTTGGCCTTGGTAGGATTTCATATCGGCGAGGATTGCTCGATACTTCTCCACGTACTCCATCTCAACAGCGCCAATACGCACCTTGCGCCCCTCTTTGTTAGCCCTATCAAGCTCCTCGGCGTACTCCTTGATGGTCTTTGTCCCCATCTGCCAGTTGCCGTAAAGGTCTCGCTCCCCCTCCAGCTCAATCATCTTTTGAGTGAGTTCGGTAATCTTATTTAGACTTGCGCGGGCCTTGGCTTGGTTGTAGATTTCTTCGGTCAGAAGCTGCATCTTCTCCGCAGCGTTCCCCATCGCAATCTCCTCTGCGGTAAAGCCTTCGAGTTCCTCGTCGAACACTTGCTTGAGCCGCTTTCCCGCGTCAACCCTATCTTCCCACGAGCGGTTAGTGTCGTCAAGGATTATTTTTAGAACTTCGAGTTCCGTAACCTCTCCTTGTATGGCGGAACGAATATCTCGATAAATGTCATCGAGACTCTTCATCTCCCTCACGGCCTCCTTCGTCTCTTCGTTGACCTCCTTCTGCGCTTTGGCCTCCTCCTCTTGTTCTTTCTTCTTCTTCTCGATGTTTCGGATAAGACCGGGTAGTACGGTCAACACAAGCACAAGGGCCGTCTGCCACGAGAAAATGGCCTTGGCCAATCCCGCAACAACAGAGGTTGTCTTTATCGCATTCGCGCTCTCCCGAACGGCTTGTGCTTCTTCCGCTTTCCCGACCGCTTCGAGGGCCTCCGCATTCTTCAACAACTGCTCTCTCTGTGCCTCGTAAGCCTCGTTGGAACGGCGAACTTGCATAATGTTATCAACGAGGATAGGGATATTGTTGGAGATAGCGATTGCGAACATCGAAACTCCGTTGGCGAGGACGGGCAACTCTCGCACCACCTGGTTCGTCGCAATATTCAAACCCGTCATCGCCTTGGAGTAATCGCCAACCTGGAGTTGGTACTTGCCAGTCCGCTGCTGGAGCAAGTTCATCTGCTCGTACATATCTCGCGCCATAGCCACGAAAGCGCGGCCCTCTGCCGTGTTCTCGCGCTCGGCGACAGTCATATTGTCGATAAGGATTTTTACTGCCCTATATTTTTCCGAAAGGGCCGTATAAGAGTCGGTTCGTTTCTCGTTGTATGCGGACGCGAGTTGTATGACTTTGTTATATTCCTTGTCGGTAAAAGTTAGCGTCTTGAGGTTGAGATTAAGCTCGTCCACCTCTACGCCCATCTTCTTGTACGCCTCCCATAATTTGTTGACATCTTGCGTCTCTTGTTCTACGGCGCGTCGGTTTTGTGAGGTTGCGCTTGAAAGGTTGTTGAGTCCCGCCACAACTTGCCCGACTTGCTCGCGCAAGCCGCCCATAACTTGCGTGAGGTTCTCTATTAGCTGCGAGATTGCGGTGGTGTTCTGCTGCACTTGGTTCCTCGTGGTGTTCATCTGCGAGGACAGGTTGCTCAACCCTTCTTGAGTCTGCTGGATGAACTCCCGCATCGGGTCGAACCTTCTTCCAATATCACTTAAAGTAGGCATTACTTCTTCTTGTTAAGTTTCTTCTTCATTTCCTTCTCCCTCTCTTTCAAGAGGTTGTAGGCCGAGTAGAACTCCATAACCGTGTACCCTTTCACGCCTCCTTGGAACTCCTTCGACAAAATTAAGCACATATTTTCAAATTGCCTATCAAAATCGACTATCGCCTTGTCATTTTCATAGGATTTTGGCTCATATTTCTCCCAAATTTGGGAGGAAAGTTTCTCTATCTCCTCCGAATGGTCGGAGCCGTTTATCATCTCGTCCGCTTGGAGAATGGCCCTCTTGCGCAGTATGTCGCACCTATTCTTCGCGTTCGAGTCGTCGAACATCTCTGGGAAATACCGCATCAACTGCTCGTCTATCTCGCCAACTACCTCGTTTACGGCCTTGTCAAACTCCGCAAGCGTCGCCTTGTTAACGAGGCCATAAAGTTCATCGATTCCCGCGTCGGAAAAATCCTCCCATTCCCTCCCATCAATTCTTCGCACAAGGAATAGCATCGATTTATGCCGAAAGTCGCTCTCGTTCAGCACAAGGATGATGTTCTGCCGAAGGTTGAGAAGCTCTTGCTGCGCCTTCGCGATGTCGCGCCCCAAGAGGGCGTTAATGTTCTCGATGTGTTTGTCCACATCGGATATTGAGTCGCCTATCCCGCTCGCCACGAGGGAGTATCTTGAGTATTGGTGGAACCGCTCTACGGATAATTCCGCAATGTCGTCATAAACCTCTAATTTGTGTCCGTTCAAAGTAATTTTCTTCATACTATCTCAAGGAACTCGAAAAAAATGGCACAAAAATAAGCCGCCAATCTACAAAGATTGCGAGCAAAATTGATAGGCAAAGCCCCAACCAAAAGGACTGGCAGAAGTTGCACGAGAAAAGTTTGTGAAAGAACTCGTTCGGCGCGTGAAGTTGCAGCCGTTCGATGATTCCCCACTTCTCTGCTATCGTAATATAGAACTTTACGAGCAGGGCAACTAAAGCAACATAGCAAATGTATTCCAGTATCGTCATATATTGTTGTGCATCCAATAATCCAACAATCTCTCGTTCAGCCATTCTCCGATTATGTATTTGAACGACTCTTCATTCTCTTGGGTAAGCCCAACCACGTCATCCGGGATGTACGCAAAATAGCTCCTCCTGTCCGTCTTAAAGAAATCGAAGAAATCGCGCGACCTATCCACCTCAATTTGGATTCCCTCGTTGTAAAACGCGCCAGTCCACATTTCCGTGTAGTTTACGAGTTTGTCCGGCGGATGCCCAAGTTTTGCCTTTTTCCTAATTGTGTCGGGCTTATATTGGGGAAGTCTCCTGCTATATCGGTCAATTTGCTCGTCCCATAGCTGGTTTTCCGCGATGAAGTGAATGCCAAGCTCATACGCATCGGCAGAATACAAGATGTCCTCAAGCGTTTGCATACGAATCGAGTCCGGGTCGGTTGAGTTGAAGAACTCATCTTGTTCTTGCTCAAAGTCGTCGAACTCTTCCGTAATACCATTCAAATCATCGTCGAGAGCATCGAAAAGCGCGTCGAGGGCATCTTCCATCTTTAATCTCCTTCTGGTTTAGGTGGAACGTAGCACGGCACGCGCACCTTCATCTCCCCATCAATCCTCAAGCCCGCATAAGGGGACATGAGGAACTGATTGTTGGTGTAATCGTAGTTGAAATCGGAGAAAATGTTCTCCGGCCTCTCGTAAATCTTGGTAATCGTCAGCCAAGGGAAACGAGCGGAGGTCAAAAGGCCCAAAATTTGCGCCTTAATTTGCTCTCTATTGCGTTCGTCGGTCGGGAGCGATACTTTCCTCATATCGTACCATACAATCAAAGAATAGGGCGCAGAAATGAGGTTCGGGTCGCGGGCGATGGTCTGCGGGTCGCGGAGGATAAGGAAAGAGAAGTTTCCAATCTCCGCGCACGGCATAATCTGCTCGTATTTCCCATTACCGATGTAAAGATTCGCGGAGGAGAACTTCTTCCCCTCCTTGACATCCGTCAGCTTCTCCATGATGCCGAAGCAATGGTCGAACCAGGTGAACTCCGCAAGAGCCGTCTGAATCTGCTTGGCGGCATAGTCGAACAACACGGGGTTCGTCTTGGTCGGTATTCTATCAAATCGTGCCATATTTTATCCCTTTGTTCTTGCAAGAGAGGCAGACTGCGCTCAACCCCTTCGTGTCGAAGGAAAGGGCCTTATATGCCTTCTCCAAGTCGCCATTGAGTCCCTTGATGCCCTGGCCGTTGCCGTCGGTCTCGTAGAGGATGTTGTCGCGGTCGGCATTGTACTGGACGCGGTTCACATTCACTTCGGGATTCATAGCAAGGGCGCGGAGCGCATCGCTTGCGACCTGGAGTTGAATCGCACTCGCAAAGTTCAGCCGCTCGGCAATCATAATATCGCTTACATCGCACCCCATCGAGAAGAGGAGGTTGATGCCGTAGTTGTTCGTGTTGGTGTAGAGCATACTCTGAATATCCCACAACTTTTCATCCCAATTCTCCACGCTCACGCAGAACGGAGAAAGAACGACGAAGCGGGACATAATCTGATAAAGGGCAATATCTCCCTTGTTGCACGTGCCGCACGGCTCCCTCGACCAATCGCGGCCAAAGTTCACGGCCTCCATATAGGCGGGGAGGCTCGGCTGATAGTAAACGAGATACCACGCTCCTCCCGAATTGGTTCCGTTGGTCATATAGGGAAGGAACTCCTCGGCATCGAACCACATATAGCTGCCGTTCGCGTTGTCGTAGGTGAAGGTCTTTGTCCACACGGGTTCAGCCTTCGATGAGTGGAAGAGGTACATCTTCACATCTCCGACATTTCCCGTGAACTGGAGGCCAATCTTCTCAATCTTCATCGTGACACCCTCGGCGCGGATAGGCTCAATCTCGAAACCGACGATATTTCCATTGTTCGGGACTCTATTGGCCAACCTTCCGACACCATCGAAGAGGGTTCTGCGGTCGATGATGTTCTTGGTCTCCATCCCGATAACCTTGTCGCGGATGAATCGGGTGATGACCTTCTTGATGCCGCGAACCTCAAGCTCGTTAATATAGTCATTGAGCAAATCGTACTCCTCCCAAGCGGAGGATTCGGTGAGCGGCTCGGTGTTATTATCCACCAAAGAGCGATATGCCTTATCATTTTTGGAGACAATCGCGCCTTTTGCGTATGTATTTTGGTTGGCAAATTCGGGATATGCCTTCCAAAGAGTGTCGGGCATTATGCCTCTCATCGCCCTCAAAGTAAGCAACGGATGGGCCTCTTGGAAGAACAGACCGCTCTCGGAAGAGGTTTCGTCAATGGCGCATCCTTCGGGTTCCCATCCAACCAACCCCTTGAACGCCTCTACTATGTCACTTAATCTATACATAATGCTCCAAAGTTAAGAAAAAGGGAGGTGAAAGTCAATCCCCCACCTCCCTTCGTTCACTCACGTTTGATTAGGCTGCGGCCTGCGTGAAAATCGGGTCGTCGTTGGAGGAGACCACCTTCACCGGGCGAGCGTAGGTGCTACCACCATCAATCTCGACCTTGATGATAGGATTGGCCTTCTCTGCGATGGCGGAGTTGTAGGCCACCACGAAGGCGACATCGACGGAGAAGCCGAAATACTGCTTCACCGCGCAGGTGAGGTCGGCGGTAGCATCACCAGCGATGCTGCTCTGGTCGCCGACGGCCTCGTAGTAGTGGAGACCGACAGGGATGCCGATGTACGGCATATTGTACTTCTCCCAGGTGTGGCCCGCGCCGCTGCCACCACGCGCGACCTCGCGGTCATAGCGGTAGAGCATATCCACGTTGCCACTCTCGACGGCGTAGAACGTGCCGTACTTGCCCGTGTCGTTGGCGAGGCGGTTGGTGAAGTGGAAATACTTGCCCTCCCACTCCAGGCGGCGGTCAACCTCATTGTACTGCGCGTGTTCGGCGAGCTTGCGGAGCAGGGAACGAACACCCGTGTTACCGATGATATGGGTGAAGCCGTAGAAGTCGTTGGAGTTCATCATCGGCTCGATGTCACCGAGGACATCCTCGCGGCTCTCCCAAGGGCAACCGAGGACGTTGGAGGAGAAGGAGTAGATGAGCGGGTCGGCGATGACCTGCGTCTTGGCGGCTTCGAGGGCGGCGATAGCAGCGGTGTCGAGGGCAGCACCAAGAGCGCGGGCGCACTTCTTGAGCTTCTTCTCAACATCGTTCTGCATATCAATCTCGTTGTTGGAGTACATCGCCGGGACGACGGTGAAGCCAATCGCGTAGGTGGCGAAGGTCACGCCGACGAGAGCGGAGGTGTTCTCGTTGTCGGAGACGGTGCAAGAACGCACGTTGGAGACGGTCACGTTGCCGTCGTAGTTGATGACGGGAATCTGGAGGGTCTTACCCATAGAATCCATCGCCTGACGCTTCATCTCGGAGGTCAGGAGGGGGTCGCGCTCGCTCTGCTCAATGAAGAAGTCGAGTGCGCCGTACACCGAAAGGCGGTGTTCATTCTTGTCGAAATCCGGGTTCTTAACGCGGATGTTCTGAAGCATAGTAGCAGCTAAACTCATTTTTGTTTCTTTTTTGTTGGTTGAACATTCTGGGCGACCCTTTGCCCTATTACTTCATCGGCAATTCGGAGCATTTATTCTCCACCCAAAGCCGATTAACCTCTGCCTGGAAGTCGGCGGAGCCTTTGGCGAATCCTTTCCCAATGACTTCCTTCTCGATTTTGTCCATCGCCTCGGCTTGCGTCGCGGCTCCAATGGTGGAGGTTGCGCGAGGCTTCGGGTCGGACGAGCCAGTACCCGTTGCGGGGCGAGTGTTCAAAATGTCGAATTTACCGAGTTCCTTAATCAGAAGCTCCTTCGCGGTGAAGGGTTTAAGCTGATTCTCGCGATTGAGCATCGGCTCCTCCCCTTCGTGGAAAACTAACCTTTGTTCTCCATCTTTCTCCTCGAAAGTCGGGTTTTTGCCGCGAACGGACGCGATGGCCCGCTCTTTGGCGGTTGCGAGCAGTTCAGCGTTAAGTCCCGCGCGGAACTCGATGCCGTCCATAGCTCGCGTGATTTCGTTATCTATACGAACACCATTGAGGGCCTTCTCGTGGTCAGCCTTCGCGCGGTCAAACTCTTCGCGGAGGGAGTTGTACTCCTTCTTGGCCGCGTTGAGTTCCTTGGTCTGCGCATCGAATCGGGCCTGGAGCGCGGCATCGGCGGTTTCGCTCTTCTTGAGCGTGTCGATTTCGCCCTTCAAATCCTTAATGGTGTTCTCGTAATTGCCTTTCATCGCGTCAATGGCGCGAGGGAGGTAATCGTAGGTCTTTTCGTCCCCAACGCGAGCAACGCCGGAATGTTCCTCGATGCTCTCGTCGAGTCTGCGGTAGTGTTCGCCCATCTTGGTGCGGAAGAGTTCATCCTCCGAGTTCTGGGCAAGGGTGACGACGGCCTCAATCTGCTCGTCGGAGAGATTGGCGAGGGCCTCGTTAGCAACAATGGTCTCTTTGTTCAGTCCCATTACTCACCCTTTTTGGTTTTTCCGCCCTTCTTCGGCTTGGGCAGTTCAGCGGTTGCCTCCACATTTTCGGGGGCGATTTCCTCTTTTGCCTCCTCTTTTTCGGGGGCAACTTCCTTCTTCGCTGCGCCCTTCGCGGCGAGTTCAGCCTTGAGGCGGGCGATTTCATCGTCCTTGGCAGCGAGTTCGGCCTTGGCCTCGGCAAGCTCCGCACGGGAGTCTTTGATGACTACGTTGGTGTACTTGCCTTCGGGATGGTGAAGAATCTCGATGGTATAGCCCTGCAACTCAAGGTTGCGCTTCACATCGTCGAACATCTTCACGTTGGTCTTGAGTAAGTCGGGGTGGCTCAAGCGAGTCACGCCATCATTCGGGTCATACAAGACCTTCTCGGCCTTGTAGTGGACAATCCGTTCCTCCCCTTTAGGAACGAGGTAGTTCTCTCTATGAATCGAGAGAAGGGGCAGACTGTTGTTCTGCATAACTTAATAGAGTTTGATAAATGGTATCTATTTTCTTGTCGTAGGGCATATTCACGCCGAACTCCAAGATATTTCCATGTACGCGCTCGAACCTTCTCACGAATCCGCTGAAATTGTCTTTCAACGTGAGAGTAGCCTTATCCACAAGACCTTCTTTGTACCGGGCCAGCACTTCCTCTTTGGTGAGGTGCTGATAGGGTTCAAGGTCGGAGAGGATAATCATCCGCTGGAGCTGCATCGGATTGTGGCGGTAGGTGGTCTCGATAAGCTGCTGCTTGAGGGCATCCAACTCGAAATCGCTTGCGCCGCCGTCCTTGGCCTTGTTGTATCGGGATTGAAGCACTTCGGGGGTCAGCGTGTAGAACTCCGTTCCATAGTTGACGCTCGCGCTCAAGAACGCATCTCCGTAGCGAAGCATACAAATGGTGGAATCCACGAACATCTGCGCACTCTCGAACCCCTTCTTGATGCGGTTTAGGACAACATCTTGGGACTCGAAGGATGCGTCCACTTGCTTGTCGGCAAGTGAAACCTCGTTTACTATCGTGTTATCAACACCGACGCAAGAGGAGATGATGTGCTTGCGCAGTCTCTCCTTCTCCTCCACGTTGTAGTTGAGCGATTTTACATCGATGGTGGTGATGTCAACGGGCTTGCGGAGGTCGGGCTGACCATCTTCGGGGATAGGAACGCTGATGAAGGTTCCCGCACCCGCAAGATTCTTCTTCCGAGAGCAAAGCGGGCAAGGAACGGGGTTGCCGTTGATGTCCGTGATGAAATGCCCGTCGGGGGCCTGGAGGTGTCCGTGAGAACACACATTCCCGTCCTTGTCGGTGTAGTCGCACTCCTCCTCGAACGCGGAGTAAATAGGATAACCCGCGTAGGTGTCGAGGTGACGCTTGCCCAACGAATAGAAGAGATACCAATCGAGGTCGGATAGTTCCTTGCTGATTGGTGACTTCTTGATGTCGGGCCGAGAAAGGCTCAACGGCTCGTCCCAAAAGAACCGCGCCGGGCAGAAGTCTAATCCGTGCGGGTTGTATGAGACGAGTTCGCCGAGCTTCCCGGTGGTAAGGGTGCTTGCACCGAGCTTGGTGCTTCCGCTTATCTTGTTGGGGAGCTTTCCGCCCTCCCAAGTAAATTTCCAGTAGCCTTTGTTGTCAATCGCCACAACGATGTTCTCGTTGACGCGATAGATGAGCCAATCCATAAGGCCGCTCTTCCGATTGACCTTGTAGGAAATGACAGAATCAATGGGGACGAAGTAAAAATAGGGTTGAGGGTATCTATCGGTCGGGTCGGATGCTTCGGGCATATCTACGACCAAAACGGAGTTAATCTCCGTCTTGAAGTATTCCCAAGCCTTTCCCGACCAAACGGAGGGTTCGTGCAAGATGTCTTGACGATACCACTCCCAATCATCCCTCTCTTGCGTATTACGAAATTCGTATGTGAACGCGGGGTTTCTGCCGTCGAATATCTTGGACAAACGAACCCAGATGCTCTCGCACACCTCATTCGTCGGAATGGGGAACTTCAAGAGGTTCATCGTGAGTTCGTACTTATCAGTCGGAAGGAGGCTCTTCACGAAGGTTTTGAACTTCGTGAAGGGCTCGTTCGTCGTGATGTCCAAGTTCGTGTCAGCGTGAAACTTGATGCGCTCTTGCTGCGCGATTGCAGCACGAATCTCGTCACGCTTACTCGGAGCTTGAATCTCCTTCTCTATTCTTGCTCGGTCTAAAGCCATCTTCCGTCCAATCTACTTTCTCGCCTTTGGCGACACTCCACTTTGTGTTAGGGAGAGAAAGTATTCTCTCCGCGTGTTCAATCTCGAACACTTCGGTGCGCTCACCAGCGGTAAGGCGCACGTGAGTCACCTTCGCTGCCATAACTAAAGGTCGAGCAGAGGATTGAAGTCGGTCGGAGTGACAACGGCGAGGTTGTCGGAGTAGTTCGGCGGGAAGGCGAAGGACAGGGTGTTGGAGTCCGGGGTCTCAAGGCCGTTCAGCATAAGGTCGCCTACGAAGAGGTTCCGAATAGGAATCGGGTAGTAGGTCGTCGGGGTGGTCTCGTCCTGGATAGCGGCAATCTTGCCGTCAGCGTTGAAGAGATACACACCAAGCTCAACCTCGCACTGGAGAGCCTTCATCTCTTTGATGATGCTCTGCGGGAACTGACGGAGGTCGAACGTCATGTTGATGGGGTTACGACCGATGGTCTTGACGATGCCGCCAAGGGTCTGATTGCCGCCACCAAAGGTGATAGCGTCGCCACCATCCGGGGTCGGGTTCTCCACGTACGGAGTCACGACAATCTTCGTACCAGCCGTAGCGGTCAGAAGGGCCTGCCAAGCGGCGAGGGTGGTGATAGTGGGAGCGAGGGGAGTGCCGCTGCCAACGAAGGAGTTGCGGGTCGTCCCGGTGGAGTAGATGCGCTGGAAGGCCATCTTCTGAATCTGACCGAAGTCCTGGTTGCAAGTCAGCTTGTCGATGGAAGTCAAGGCCGTAGCAGCGGGGCAAGTGCAAGTAGGCATTTTTTGTCTTTTTTATGGTTAAACTTCATCGGCTTACCCTCTGCCTTTTGGTGCAAATATAAAACATTTTCGGTAAATTATCCAAAAAAATTTGTTTTTTCCATTTTTCCCCCTATATTTGCAGTGGAAAATGGTGGAAATGCTTTGCATAGCAACAGGGAAAGGCATATCTTTCGTGTTGTTAAAATATAGGAATCCGACCCGATTCGAGCTTTCGCAGAGCATCCGCCACACAAATTTTCCAACTTGGGGCGGATTCTTTTTTTTGTGTCGGAGGCGAGCGAACTGCCAATGAACAAAGGACTCAAAGCACGTGGAATCGACACTCGTATGAGTCCATAACGAAAGTCCGTAGAGGGAGACCATACGCAACGGACAATGCAGGACGGGGAGAAATCCTTCCATCAGCATCGTATGGGAGCGCAAGAGCTTAATGATGGAATCTTGTTATCTTGCTAAAACAAGACGCAATGAAGGGCGACCGACTGACCGACGAGGTAATATCCTTCTGCGCGAATCGCCTAACTCGCCTTCTCGCGGGTTAGGGACGATTGCGCTTTTCAAGCTCCCTCCTTCTCTCAAAGGTAATGTTATTATTAACTATAATATATATCATATATGGGATTTGGAAATCATTATTTCCCGCGCGAGTTCAACCCGAAATTCATCGCGTACACGGATGGGGGCTATGTAATCCCGCTCGGCATCGGAGCCTCGGCTTGCATCATTCTAAACGAAAATAGCGAAGTAATCTATACTTGGTCGAAGTCGAGCAGACACTCCACAAACAACCGCCAAGAAATCGCCGCAATCATCCACGCGGTCATTCATACTCCCGAAAACTCCGACTTGCTCATTATGTCCGATAGCAAGTATGCGATGGGAGTGTTGTCCGGCAAGATGCACGCAAAGCTGAACCAAGACCTTATCTATTATTATAAAAAATACACGTCTGAACGGAAAATCCGCGTCGGATTCCAATGGGTTCGGGGGCATAATGGGGACAAGTGGAATGAAGCCGTTGACAACCTCTGCACCGAGGCAATCGAGTCACAAATCCCTGGCAAGGAAATAATTTTGTAACTTTTTCTAAATTTTTTTTGGATTATTGGATTTTTTGCCTATCTTTGCACCAACGAATCAAAAAAGCAATGGGAAATGAAATCGTTACAAAAAACAATCGACGGCCTTAACAACGATGGTGGAGCGGGCGTTACGCTCCGCAAACACCTATCTGCGGTAGGCATCTACGAGTGGGAAGATATTACCCGTTCGTCTCTCTACGACCTTAAAGACCACCTCGCGGAGACCTTGGCCCCGAATAGCCAAAAGACCGTGATGGCGAACTTTAAGTCCATTCTTCATCGCGTTATCGAGGAGATTGACATTCCATCCGATTACGAGAAGATTCTCGCAGCCAAGGGCAACAAACCGCTCAAAACATATCTCACCGAGGAGGACTTGGCGCGGCTCGACGCGACTCCGACGCACACCAACCGCCAGGAGTTCATTAAGAATGTGTTCCTTATCTGCGCGTACACGGGCCTTCGTGTTGGTGACGCGCTGAACCTCTCCGCCGAGAACGTGGTAGGCAATAGCCTCCACTACATCGCTCAAAAGACGCACAAGCCTGGGGCAATCCCGCTCAAGTCGGGTGTATCCGAGCGAATCAAATGGATTTGCGACCACCCGGAGGCGCGTTGCACGCGAACCTATTACAATCGCGCTATCAAGCGGCTCTGCAAGAAGGCGGGTCTGACGGAAGATGTTCTCGTATTGAAGGGCGGCAAGGAGAAACGAGGCCCCAAGTGGATGTTCGTCTCCTCCCACACCGCCCGCATCAGCACCGCCACGTGCCTCGACCGCCGAGGTGTTGCGATTGGGGACATCTGCCAGCTCTTGCAGCATAGCAGCGTGACCACCACCGAGCGGTACATTGTCCGAGACCACATCGAGCTATCCGAAGAGGCTATGAAGTTCTTCGCGTGACCCAAAATTAACGTTTTGTAAACTCTTTTTTTATGAATACGATAGAACAATGGAAACCAGTTAAAGGGTTGGAAGGCCAATACGAGGTCAGTTCGCTTGGTCGGGTTAAACAACTCAATAGCGGCAAGATTACTGAAGGTCATTACAATGCCTTCAACGATTGCTTGTATTTCTGCCTATACGATAGGATTAGCAAGAAGCAAGTAATGAAGCAAGCGCATCGGCTTATTGCCGAGAATTTCCTTCCGAATCCCACCAATCTCCCGTTTGTAAATCATATTAACGAGAACAGGAAGGATAACCGGGTAGAGAACTTGGAGTGGTGTACTTCATCGTACAACCTTACTGCCGGAAATGTGCCGCAGAAAATCTCACGGAATAGCGGACGGAACAAACCCGTTGCGATGTATGACAAGGAAGGGAATCTCCTTCAAGAGTTCTACAATATATCGGAAGCATCCCGTGTTCTCGGTGTATTTAGAGGCTCTGTCCGCAAGGCTTGCACAGGACAACTGAAAACCCTTCGTGGTAAGATATTTCGCTTTGTTGAAGTTCGCCCAGATTGCGGCAGTAATAAGGCAGAATCTCGGTCTTTCGATGTGTTCCCGACAGGGGATTCCCACTACACGGAGAAGATGATGAAATACAAGCGCAAGCCGTTTGTTCTCGGCTACGATACCGCCGTGAAAGATGCGATTGCGTGGATTACTGAAAATGCTCCCGACCATCTGGACGGATTCATCGGTGCGATGGGAAAGGGCGAAACTATATTGTAAACATTACGATTCATTTTTGAGGTTTTGAAGATATGAAAGCAAACGAACTGATGGTAGGGGACTGGATAAAAACAAGCAACACGCTTCCGCTTTGCGGTGGAGAGATTGGGCGCGTTGCTGCGATTTCGAAGTGCCTAACAATGGATTTTGAGTTTAAGCGAAACGATTTAATTCCATTTGAATTGGTAAACCCAATTCCCCTTACCCCGGAAATCCTCGAAAAGAATGGGTTCAGGAAGGACAAAGAAACCAGTCAATGGTATTTTAAGTCCGAAGATAGGCTTGATATGGGCATCCTTGCCGCTGGGATTGATGATGGTTGCGGTGTGGGCTTTTGTGTGATGCCGAATAGTGCTATCACTTACTACTGCAAGTATGTCCACGAACTCCAACATTACCTTCGATTGATTGGAGGAGCAGAGGAAATCATATTGTAAACATTTGATTTAAATAGATGAATAATTAGTATGACCTTGCGAGAATATTTGACACCTGTTGTAATTATACTTGGCTGTTTATATATACTGCGCTGGATATATATAGAAATCAAAAACAGAAACAACTATATGGATTACGAAAAAGCATACAAGGAGGCTCTTGAAAGAGCAAGAGGTCATTACGGAGTAGCCAACAATTATGGCAAGACCGAAGAAGTCCAGGAACTCGAACACATCTTCCCCGAACTTGCCGAGAGCGAGGACGAGAGAATAAGGAAATGGTTAATCACACAACTTCGTACAAACTACAAAGGTTTGGAACAAGCCAATCAAGCAATCGCTTGGCTCGAAAAGCAGAAAGAGCAGCAACCCGCAGAGTGGAGCGAGGAGGATGAAAGAAATATCGCCACGATTGAAAGTATTATTAACGGCAGTTATGAGGATTTTGACACGGTGCGCGAGGACTATCCCATAAACGCACATAGTTTGAAATCTTGGCTCAAATCCCTCCGTCCCCAGCCTCACTGGAAGCCCAGCGAGGAGCAGATTGAGGCACTACAATATGCGCTTGGAGAAGGTGGCAAATTTGACAAAGTTGCGCTTCAAGATTTATATAACCAACTAAAACTGATGTAGCATGAAAACACTGAAAGCAGTTCAATGGACGGGGTATAACCTTGAGGAAGTTATCGGCTTTGTAGGGAAAAGTCCTCGATTCAACGATTGGTTTAAATCGTGGGAGGAGTATGAGAAATATGTAGCTGAACATGACAGGATTGTTAAACTTTTCTCACCAACTGGATATAGCGTAGATGTTCACCCCGGTGAATGGATTGTTAAACTTCCCGATGGTACAAATGTGCCAGTACGGAATTGTTGGCTAAAAGAAAGTAACAAAAATGAAAACGCATGAATTTCAAGACCCTGCACCGTGGGATTTTGGTAATGGTCCATTAAAGAATATTCCAAATCCTCCCAAAAAGAAGAACTAATATGACCGACATTGAAAAGAAAGCAACAAAATCGGCTTGTGAATATGCTGGATTGAAAAAGCCCCCGACCGAAGATTCCGGGCTACTGACAACTACGGATTATCTTACTTTTTACGATGGCTATATCAAATGCGCCGAAGAATACGAATCCCTCCCGAAGATTCGGGGGTGGGTGGCAAAAGGTGTTCCGGATGGGAACCTAAGATTATACGGCAACGATATGTGCTATGGTAACTGGATTACAATTCCCGAAGAAGTTTCTAATGATTTGAAAAAGGTCGGCTCGTTTGATGAGCCAGTCGAGGTAGAGTTACTTATTCGTAAAATTACAATATAGGCATAATGGAAACAAGACAAATAGTACAAGGGCATATCTATTACCTTCTTCTGAACAACATATATGACCGATGCGAAGAAAGAAGTCTTGTGGCTTTTTCCGATGACAGGAATAGGTTAATAGATTTCTATGAGCAGAATTTGCTCCCATTGGAAGAAAGGTATCGTGATGAAGGAGGAATGTATCGTAGTTTCTCGAAAGGCCCGTTATATAATTTCAACTGCGCTATGTACGAACCTTTATCCGAGTGCATAAAGGATAACTGGCTTGCGCTCGATGCCATTGAGGAAGCAAAGAGCAGATACTTATTCGTTTAATCTACAAAACAGGTATAATGTAATGAAAACGATTGACCCGAATAAACTTCCGGCGACTGAAATATTCACCCCGGAAATGGAAGAAGACCTCAAAGCTATTGCTTGGCTTTGTTCCAGAGGCTGGACTTGTGTTAAGCCCGGCGGCAAGCTACCAATGTGGAAGCGAATCCGAAAGGATGAATATCTGCCCTGTGAGGCTTACTTGTGGAATGTGGTCTATGAGCCGAACTGCAAGAATTTCGAGGGGCGGTTAATCCCCAATTCTGCGGGTGTTCAAGTCGGAATGGACACTTGGTATCTCCCCGCCGTTGATGTCAAAAATCTGCCAAAAGAGAAATGATTATGGACAAGTATTATGCGTTCTTGAATAGCACCGTCAATCGGCGGTTTTCTATGTATGGAGATTGCGGCTATGCCAATGGGTATGTAGCCGTGCCTCCCAGCAATCTCTACAATGGGAAATTCTATGATGATGTTCCGAGCGAACAAATCCAGATACACGGAGGGCTGACCTTCTGCGATTCTATCAGTAAACTCAAAAAGGAATGGGGCGAAGATGTGGAGTGCATTGACTTCGATTCGCTGAATGACATTCCTGATGGTTATTGGGTGTTTGGTTTCGATACGATGCACCACACCGATGGGGCGCACCTTGACCGAGAGTGGTGTATTAACGAAGCCAAGTCCCTTATGAATCAGTTAATGCAAGCACAGGAGGACTGGTTATGACCGCAAACGACCTTATCCGCAAACTCCAAAAGGAGGTATTCAAACTATCCACAGGGGACATTCCTATCAAGTACAAGGGGTTAAACATTGTGGATGCCGATGTGGAAATTAAGATGGGCGGCGAAACCGACTATATCAACCTTACAATTTACATTGACCATGACTGACAAAGAGATTATAAGAGCCGAGATTGAACGGCTGAAATCCCAGCTTGTCCGGGGTGCTTGTGCTGCCGGAATTGCGATGGAAACCAACTGCAAGGAGGAGGCATACAACGAGGTGCTGGCTTTCATTGACTCCCTCCCGGCTGAATCCCCCGACTTCGAGGCTGAATGGAAACGATACACGGCATCCCGCAAAGATGATATGCGGACTAACGCAGTCACGATGAATGTCAAGGAGGTGGCCAAGCATTTCGCCGAATGGCAAAAGGGGCAAGATGATGAACTGCTGGTCATCGCACACTTCGATGGAGTACAATCCGGCAAAGAAGCCGAGAGGAAGGAGATGATGAAGGCTGCTGTTGAAGGATATGTCGAAATATCGTATAGTGATGATACGGCTCTCATAAATTGTCCTTTTAAGTGCAATACTGGCGACAAAGTGAAACTGATAATACTCAAAGAAGATGACTGAAGAACAACTCGCAAAGATACCTTTCCACATGGTAGGTCACTTGAACCAGGCAAGTGGTCATTCATGCACCTATGCAAGCGAAGATGGACGGCTTGGATTCTGCGACTACACGCCAGTTCTCGGCGAAGTTGACGGGTATGTGTATAAGTGGGGCAGAACAACCCGGCATTATCGTATCGGTGACAAGATTTACAAGTCAAAGAAGAAGTTTTTAGAGGCACTAAAAGATTTTGAGATATGACTGAGTTTGCTCACGAAATTGCGGTTGCCGAAACTTGTTGTATTTGGCTTATGGTAATGGCCGTGATAGTCGCAATCCTTGTTATCGTTGCAAACAAAAGTTCAAAGTCTAACCACTAAATCGTACCCATTATGGAGATATTGAAGATATGACCGAAGAACACGCAAAGAAGGTCTGCAAAGGATGCAGATGGAACGTAAACAAGTTCGACAAAAAAGAGAAAAAAGTAATCAAATGGTGCGTCGAGGCTAACTGCCCCGTCGCTCTACTGAACAAATGCCCACTTTAATCATTTAATATATGAGTAATCCAAAGAAAGTCGCGCAGAACGCGAAACCCGGCCTCACGCCGGAGCAGCAAGAAGCACTCCAGGAGGAGATGCGTAACAACCAAGCCTTCGGGCAGCGAGCCAAGATAGCCGCAAACCTCATTCCGTCGATTATTCGGGCTTATCCCGACCTTTCGGAAGAGGAACAGGTCGCCAAGGCCACTCGATTGTCTGAACTGGTGATGAAAGACCTCCTCGGAATCACCTTCACCGAGAAGAAGGACTAAAAAGAGAAACGCCCCCTCAAAAAAGGAGGCGTTTTTCATATCGCAATGGGTAATTTGTTAGGCAAATATACGCTTTTCTACTGAAATATCCTAATTTCTCCGAGAAAGTCCCCTTCTTTTTAGCTTATTATCTACCAAAATCTCCTTTTCGACGATTCCTGTGAGCGCATCCTCAATATCGTCGTGGGAATTTCCTCGGAAGTTCCTCAAGAACCGACGCAAATGCTGCTCCGCGTGCGGGTAGCGATTCTCCCACCCAAGCGGCATAATAACGTGCTGCATAACGGTGGACGCATTGGTCAATATTCGGGTCTCCTTGTTTGCTCCGTTGTAGAATTTGACAACTTGGGCCTTGGTTTTCTTCTCGATGGTCTTTCCGAACTGCTCGCCGCCGTTATTACTCTCGCACCACACCCTCGTGGTCTTGTTTAGGTTAATCTGCGCGGGTACGCTTACATAGGTCACGTCGGTTCCCTCGCTTGTGAGTATAATATCCGTCACCAAGACGAAGTAAATCGGCTCAAACCGCCTCTTTTTCTCGTTGAAGGTGGTTCCTTTCCCTCGGTAGATGTCATACGTAACCGACGCAAGCTCATCGGAGCCTTGGTCGGCGACATCGATATAACAACCCGCCCTCACGAACGTACCCCAATCCTCCTTGTTGGAGTAGGTCTTGAACTCCCCATACAACCGACCTTCGGCGGAACCGGGGTCGCCCTGGTACAAGCACTCGAACTGAACCTCGTCGAGAGCCTTGCTCGCAAGCAGTTTCTCCTTGCTATGTTTGCTCGGCCAAAGCGGTTCCCCATCATTTCTTGGGTCGATTTCCGTCGGTTTCCCTACTTTTAAGGCAGGGAAATTGATGTGAACCCACGCATCTTTGGGTACGGATTCAATGTCTTTATAGCTCGTGAAGGGGATGATTTTCTCTCCCGACTTCTCCAATCGACCGATAATATCGTCCTCGTGCCACCGCGTAAAGACAATCAATTCTTGGGATTCGTTGTGGAGACGAGTGCGGCAGACGGACGTGTACCACTTCCACGCAAGCTCTCGAACCAGTCCGCTATTCGCCTCGGCGTAGTCCTTATAGACATCATCGAGAATTAAGACATCCACCGAGCGACCCGTCAACGGGCCACTACGACCGACGGCACGGAGGAAACCCGTATGCCCCACCATCTCGCTCACCTCGGAGTTGCACTTATAGACATTATCCATACGCACACGCGCGGTGTTGAGGAAGGAGTTAGGGAATACGGCCTTATACTGCTCGGTGTTGATAATCTTCTGAACGTCGTAGTTGAACGACTTGGCCATTTCAGCATTATATGACCCGATGACAATCTTCTTGTCGGGGTCTTGTCCGAGGATAAACGCGGGAAGGAACCTCGAACTGCCCTGGGACTTGCCGTGCTGCGGAGGGGCCGAAACAATAAGTTTGCGAATCTCTCCCTTGGCAAACTTGTCCAAGACCTCATAGTAAGCCTTATGGAAGGAGGTCACTTCCAACCGAGGGTTCATATACCTCGCAAAGTTGAGCATCCGCTTGGAGGCCATATATCTGACCACCATTTCGGGATTGCTCTTTATCTGCTCTAATCCGCTCATTGTTCGTCAGCAAGTTCCTTATACTTGGAGTCCTGGAGCATATCGGCCATCTTCTCAAGCGCATCATCGCCGATTCCGTTAAACTGATAGTTCACGATGGTCTGCTGCGCCACGTCGTTGCCCTTGGTGATTCCAAGCAGTCTCATTCGTTGGTTTTGTAGGTTGAGAAGGGTGTCGAGATAGTGCGGGTCGCCCGCCAACTCCCTTGTCTCATACATCTCATCTATCTCGTCGGGCGTGAGACCTCTCTTCATCAAGGCCGCATAATCCTTCGGGGTGAAGCCTTTCTTGCTCAACTCGAAGTTCTGACGGACTATCTTCTCTATCTCATCAAGCCTCCATAGCTCCTTGGCGATGTAAGCGTCGATGTTCTCCATGTTATCCCGCTTCCATTCAATCAAGGCTTTCTCGACCTCAAGCCTTACGCCTTCTCTCGATATGGTGTATTCGGGGTTAAGCTCGTGGAGGGCATCTGCTACCTCCTGGTACGTGTGTCCTTGGGCGACCATCTTCACCGCGAGCCATCTATCCTTCTCCCTATCGAGGAAGTTCCTCGCGTTCGGGTGGGGAGATACAAGTTGGGACTTTGGGGCCTTATTCCTCTTGGCCAGACTTCTATCGTATAATCCTTTCGGCATACCAAAAATCTTTTTGCAAATGTATCGATTTTCGGACAAAACTCCAAACGAGAATAAAATTTCATAGTTTTTCCTAAAATTATTTGGAGAATATTATTTTTTGACATATATTTGCAGCAACAAAACGTAAAACTGCAATGGGAACCAACAGAATCAACCTACAAGGACAGCGGTTCGGCAAATGGACAGTCATCTCGTTCGAGGGCCACACCGAGGAAGGAATCGCACTATGGAGATGCCGCTGCGACTGCGGTCGGGAAGGCATCGTGTTATCAAGTAATTTAAGACAAGGGAAATCCAAGTCTTGCGGATGTTCAAGAAGGAAATGGAAGAAATAATCAAAGCCGCCAAGGAGCTTGTCGAGTGCGTCGAGAAGTACGTAAGGCAAGAGTGTTTAAGGAGCGAACTCCTAATCAAGAAAGAGAACCTTAAAAGATTACTGAAATGAGAATCCCAATCAGAAAATGCAAGAACTGCAAGCGGTATCACGGGTACTGCCCCTTGGAAGACCTGGAGCCTTGCTCCTACCTCCCCATCGACCCCGACAAGAAGGCCAAGGACACGTTCTTGACCATCGTCACCATCATCGGTCTGATTGGTGTCGGGATAGCCATCCTCCTCGCTTGCCACAAGGATGTTGAGGTGGAGAAGGAAGAACCAGTCTCCACCATCGAACTGCTCCACAAAATCCACAAGGGCGAACTCACCGAATGGGACAAGCTCATTATGGCCATCGCCTACACCGAGAGTCGGTTCAACGATAGCGCGGTTGGTAAATCGCAAGACTTTGGTATTCTGCAACTTACACCTATTTATGTAAAGGAGGTGAATAGGCTGAACGGCACGGAGTACAACCATAGCGATGCGCTCGACCCGGCTCTTTCATTGGAGATGTTCAGACTGATGCAAGACAAGAAGAACCCGAATCGGGACTTGAACTTGGCAATCTATCTCCACAACAAGTCCCCAGAATATAAAAAGAGAGTAATGGAAAGCCTCGACTTCATCAATAAATACGAGACCTTCCGAACCATATTAACACACTAAATTTCATATCGCAATGAAAAAGGTAATTTTGTTCGCGGTTCTCGCCCTTGCCGCCTGTACTAAACTTGAGGACGACAAGACTATCAAATTCGAGCTTTCAATCTTTAGCGGAGCCTTCCCCACGAAGTCCTTCTCCGACGAGATTGCGGCCCACTACCCCAACGAGGTGGAAATCACCCTCACGAACACGGAAACCAATGTTCAGTACGTCGTGAATACTGGTGAGTCCGTCTCCATCCCCTTCGGAACCTACTCCGTCACGGGTAATTACACCCCCGAAGCCATTCAGAAGAACTACGGCTCCACCAAGTACCTCTCCTACGAGCCTTCCATCATCGTCGAGGACACCATCGAAATCGTCAACGGAAAGGATGAATACATCGTCGCCGCCTCCTACAACTCCTTCGCCATCGGTGTTATGGCATTCACCGATTGGAAGGTTAAGGTCAAGGACGGCACGATGGAAAGCGTCAACGCCATCAATGCCGATGGATTAGATTGGATTTTCGCCAACGGCTACTACTCCAACTCCACTCCTCTCGTCATGTCCGTAGGAACCAAGACATTCAACCTCACCCTCGACTCCCCCTCCGATGGGCAGACCCAGGTCGAAACCGGGAAATGGTATCTCTTAAACGGAGTGCCGCAGAATCAGAGCGGCTCGTTCTCCATCGTCAATAATTGGGAAGAAGGAACTATCATTTTTTAACACAACACGATATGAAAAAGTTTAATTCTGAAAGCGTCAGCGCAACCGCGATAGCGAAGAGCGCGACAAAAGCCACCAACGTGGCGTTCTCCTACTACGACACCTTCACCGCAGCGTCCGAACTCGGAATCCCGCCGCACAAGAACAAGTGGGGAACAAACTGCTACACCGCGTACCAGGCCAACCGCATCCGCGAAGCCCTCGTCAAACGCGCAGAACATGACTCCAAACCCAAGGTCGATTATCTCATCGAGGTAATCCCCGACAAGGAACTCGTCGAGGAACTCCGCGCAAGAGGTTGGGATGTCGTCTGCGAACGCAAAACCATCGAGACCCTATGATTACTCTCCACTCCAACGTCATCGAGGACGAATACACCGCCTACATCAAGGAGCATTACGACTTCGATGCACAAAGAGCGAACAATGTTTCTATCCCCTCCTTCACACCACCGAAGGAGGGGTGGAACATTATTGCAATCATCGGTGCAAGTGGCAGCGGTAAGTCCACGATACTCAATGAGTTAAGCAAGTCTTATGGGGGGGTGAAGAGCCCATCGTTCGACGACCGCCCCATCATCTCAAACCTTAATCTCCCACCAAAAGAAGCCTCCGAACTTCTCTGCGCTATCGGGTTGGCTTCCGTCCCATCGTGGTGCAGACCGCTCCACAACCTCTCCAACGGAGAGCAGTACCGAGCTAAATTGGCTCAAATCATCTCCAAGAACGACCTCTCCATCGTGGATGAATATACCTCCGTCATCGATAGGAACTCCGCCAAGGCGATGTCAAACGCACTCCAAAAGTACATCAGAAGGAATAACAAGAAAATCATACTCGCTTCCTGTCATTATGATATTCTGCCCTTCCTCCAACCCGACCTCATCTTCGACCTTAACAAAGGAGGCGTACTCGAAAGAGGCGACTGCCTTCCACGACCCACAATTCCGCTTCGGCTCTATCGTACCGAGCCTGATACTTGGAGAATCTTCGCAAGACATCATTATATGTCCGCAGCCCTCAACGAATCGGCTCAATGCTTCGTCGCCCAATGGGACGACAAACCAGTCGCCTTCGTCTCAACCCTAACCCTCTTCGGTCGAGGCATCTTCGATTCCGTCCGCGTGCATCGAATGGTCGTCCTCCCAGACTATCAAGGATTGGGAATATCAAGACAACTCCTCTCCGCCATTGGTGGCATCTATAAAAACAATAACACCAAACTCTTCATCAAATCCGTTAACCCCGCAGTAGGCTTCGCCCTCGGAAACGACCCACGATGGAAACCAACCGCCCATAATATGAAGTTCCGCGCAGATGTCGATAAACACGATTGGCTCAAAACTAAATCGCACCAATCCAGGACATCCTACTGCTACCAGTACATCGGCCCGCCAATCCAAGGATTCGACAACCTCGTCCTCCCCATAGACAAAATCCGACGGCTCCGCTCACTCGAAGGACAACTCTCCCTATTCTAATCGGCTCGCTCTAATGCGGGCCTTTTTCGCGCCTATACCACACCAACACCTACCACACCTCCACCAGTGGCCTATATCCCCAAAACTCCCGCTTTTATTTAGCGTTTTTGCCCACCCTCAAGGTGTTTCCTCGGTGTTTTCCGAGACCTCGCTCCATTTTCGCCCCAAAATTGGCCACTTTTCCAAAAAATTCTTTGCCAAGTTGGTTTTTCGGAAATTGATGTCGAGAATTTTTGCGGGGGTCGGTGCCGCGTGGGGGCGGTTTTGGGTGGGGGGTGGGGTCATTTTCGGCCTATTTTGGTGGGCGTTTGGTCGTTTTCCCTTGCATTTTTGGGGCTGATTTTGCCAAATTCGGCCTATTTTCGTGGGGCAAATTGGCGGCGCGTCGCGTGGTCTCTGCTGCTGCTCTGAATCGCCCTACAAAAACGGCTACAAAAGCGCGATAATGTGCCCAAAATAGCCACGCAAATACGCACAAATCCACGCATTTACGCAAGGCGGCTGCGTGTGTTTGTGTGGTTTGTTCTGCGCGGGAGATTCAGCAAGCAACAAACGCAAACGGACTCAAAGCCTATTTTTTTAGTTTGGCTTCATCTGATTCTTTGCGTTTTTGGGGTCTGTTTTGGCGTATTTTGGGCGCGTAGAGAATCTTTATATATTTGGTCGTGGTGGTATCTTCTTTTTCCTTTGTCATGCTTCGCGCGTGGTCTCTCTTTGCGCGGTCTGATACGGCACGAAAAAAGCCGCCAACGTGGGCGGCCTTTGTTGTTGCGTGGGTCTGTGTTTTAGTCTTGCGAATCGGGCGCGAAGATTCGTTTTAATTCGCCGTATTTGTTCGACGTGGGAATACTTTTATAATATCCAAGCGCGGACAAATTCGCCCACTTTGTCGCGCATACATATGCGGCGGCGGTCGTGGCGTGCTGCGCAATGTTCGCAATGCTTTGGCTCTTTATTTGCCCTTTGCCTTGTCTGAATTCGATTGTATGCTGATTTGTTATGTTAATGCGGTGATAGCGCTCTTCGGGGTAATTGTGGCCGCAGCGCGTTTTGTTGCCTCTTAACAAATCGGTTTGGAGTGCTTCGTGAATTCCTCTCTGATTCACAATGTCGCGGCAGTAGGCTTTTAAGGCTTCCACGTGTTCCACAACTTCGGACGTGTTCGGCCTTGCCCATCTTCCGCCGTCACGACCGTACAACTTGACAAGGGCGCGGGAAGATAACACGAAATTCTCAAGATAGATTAACTTCGCTATATTTTCATTCTGCGTGGGTTCATCTTCGCCGAACGCAGTCCGCGAGATATGGCAATGTAACCCGGTTGATTCAAGGGACGAAGAAAGCGCAAGCCCCGTTATCATTTCGCAGAAATCGGCGTAAAAATCGGCCTTTATTGCGTCGCTTGGGTGGATTAACGTAGACACGAATTCAATACCACGCGCCCCGCGCGGGCCCTCTATGGATGCGTCTGAAACTTGCCGCCAAATATTACTTTTGATATTGTGTAGCGCAGTCTCACAAAGCGCATTGCGTCCTGCCGTCTCAAGTTCAAACCCCAAAAAATACGCGCTATCTTTGTGGGGAAAGTTGGTAATAAATTCTGTAGACGGGTAGTGGATACCGCTATAAATCTGTTCTTTTTCGTAATCTTCGCGGACTTCTAACAAAATGTTAGCCTTGTAAACTTCACCACTTGAGACGCGCCCCGCGCGTTTTAGTGCAACTGCGATTGCGTCCCTTACAATCATTCCCGCGCGGAAGATTTCGACGCGCAGTTCTTCGCGGCCCACGTTGAAAAAGAGCGCGTTTGAATCCTTGCGAAGCGTGCAAGGCGTTTCGGCGTTGCTTGCGTAGTCTGTGAAAACAAAGTCGTAAACTTTGCCGTTGGTTAACTTGTCGTTAACATTCCAATTGAAATTAATAGCAGTCATAACGTGTTGAATTTAAAGGGTTTATATTAAAGTTTGTTGTCGTTTTGCCTATCTTTTTCGGGTGCCGTTTGTGTCATTTGCTACGCAAATTTAACCCTTTTTTTTGAATTATCAACACTTTTTCCAAAATATTTTTGGCTTTTTTCATTGGAAAGCGCACAGACCCACCCACGCACGACGCGCACAGACCACGCACGCGACCCACGCGCGACCCACGCACGCGCGTATAGGAGCGGCCTCAAGGGGTGAATTTTTGCTTCGCGGGTGAATTTTCCGCCGAGCCGAACAGGTGAATTTTTGGATTTGCCCGCCGATTTTGCGGGTGAATTTCCAAATTTTGATATAAAAAAGACCGGGGAATCTCTCGACTGCCCGGTCAGTTAAACAATTAGAATTATGGTCGTATTACATTAATTCGCTGGTTATCGTCTCGCGCTGGACTGCTACGCTCTCCTGGTTGAAGGCTTTTTTCAGAATCCCGACTAAATTCTTTACTTTGTCGAAGGTCGTGAATAATAGCTCGATGCGGAGGGTTTTCTCTTCGACGATTTTCCCGTCGTCGTGCTTGTAAATGCCGCAAGCCTCGTAAATGGTTCCGCCGTGGAAGTCCTCGGCGATTAGATTAGAAACCACTTTGTAGGCTTCCAGCGTGCTGATTTCTTGCTTTTTCGTGTCCTTGTCATTCAGGCCAAGGTAGAGGGTAAATTTTTCAATCATGGTGTTTTGTTTTGTGTTTTGCTACTGCAAAGGTAGTCAAAAAATCCGACTTTCCAAATTTTTTTTGAAGTATCTGCAAATTTCTTTCTTCGCCGGAGTTCCCAAGCCCCAGACCGTCCCGCTGCCAGACTCACGCGCGTAGGCGCAGCCGTGCGCGTAGGCGTGCGCTCGCGGGTGAATTTGCGGGCGCGTACACGTGCGCGGTATCGGGCGCGTGTGAATTTTTAGACGTGGATTTGCAAAAAGGCCACCGAGATTTTTAGTCCCGATGGCCTCGTTGCCTATGAATTTTCAAGGTGAATTTCTGATTTTCCGCTCGATTTAGCGGGGGAAATCCTCGTTTCCGTAGAGCTTTAGCTGGTCGTGCCACCAGTCAATATACGAATAGTGCCGCGCGGTGCGGGGTTCGTGGCGCACGTGGTTAAGGTTGGAATACATAACCCCATTCACGTTGAAATAATGCCCATAGAGCTTAATCTCGCCTGTGTCCCCAATGAAAGCAAATTTACTGCTGCCAATGATTGCGTTAATAGCTTTGACGGCCTTTTTATGCCCGCCCTTTAACGCGATGGGCTCGTAAATGTCGCGGAGGAAGGTCTCGCTATCCGTAAGGTCTCCCCTGCTCTCGATATTCAAAATCCCGTTGTGGAAAAACGCGGCGTGGCCGTTCAGGGTTTTCCAGCCGTGGCAATTTTTGAGGCTTTTACTGCCGTTCGTCGCGATACGCGCGTGAAATACAAAAGCGTGCGCGTTCAGCTCGTCGAAGTTGTCGGCGTAATATTTCAGCATCTCGTCCGCGTTCAGCGTGCGGAAAGTATAAAGCTGGTTATCTTTGACCCAAACAATCGCGGAGCCGTGCGGGTTCGTCGCAATCGCGGCCTTAATCGTTGCAAGTTCGGGGGCCTGTGCTTTGGAGGGTTTTGCTATAATTACACACATAATATCTAAAGTTTTAAGGGGTTATTTTTTGAATGTTTTCCATGCGTCGCGGACTAAAACAATCACGCAGACCGCTAAAAAGATAATGAATAAATGACCGAGTTCCATAATTTGCCTATTAAATTTATAAGTGTTTTTTGTTATTCTTCATCCCAAAAATAGGGGAAATCTTCATCTAAAACCTTGTTGATACACTCGGAAAGGAGGTAGCACCGAATCGTAACATCCGCCCATTCGGGGCCTTTCTCGAAGAATTCCGCCGGATTGCATCCAAACGCTTCGACGGCCTGGCCGAAAATATCCAGGTTGTGGCAAATGTTTTCTTCTGCGACAAACGCGCCGCCCGTGTAACTGCCGGAGGCGTTCCCGGTCACGCTATCCTCGACCCAAAGGTCATCGTTCAGCGAATTATACATATCATCGCGGTCTGCGTAGTTGGCTGGGCTGATTCCGTTCTCGGCAATGTAGTTGCGAATGTCCTCGCAAATTGCGTTTTTGTAATCGTACTTTTTCATGGTGTTGTGTTTTTGTGTTTTGCTGATGCAAAGATACGGCGAAATTTTTAATTGTGCAATACTTTTCCAAAAAATTTTTTGATTTTTTTGCGTCGGCCCATCTTACGCGCGCGTATATGTAAGAATACGCGCAGCGCGTCACGCGCGTCTCGTAATACGCGCAGCCGCCGGGACACCCAGGCGCACACCCGCGCCCCCGTGTGAATTTTTACCCACGCGCACACATATACGCCCATACCCGCGTGTGAATTTTTAATACGCGCGGACGCACTCGTACACCCCCGACGTGAATTTTTAATGCGCGTGCGGTCGCGCACCCCCGTGTGAATTTTTGATTTTTGCCCAATTTTGGGCGATTTTAGGCACTTATAGGATTTCTCCGAGGAACTTACCCATAGAACGCAAAAAGGGGCGAATTTTCGCCCCAATTTCGATTTGCCGAGGATTTTTAGCTCTGCTGCCGTTGGTAATACGAACAGACCACTCCCCTCTTGGCTCCGCCGAGCTTCTCGCCGATACATTGAACTCTCTCCTCTCCTTCCCCGCGCCCGGCGTTGATGATGTCGGCGGTTCTACCGAATAGGCAGTTGCCGCACTCGTCGGGAATCTTCTCCTCTCTCTTCTTCTTGAGGTATGTCCCAATGTCGGCGGTGATGAAGATGATGGCCCCGAATGAAATGGCTCCGCCGAGCGGAATCCATACCGCTGATGTCGCCACCCACCACGAAACCAGTCCGAGGATTTTCAGAACAATTCCCCCGATGAACCAAAGGCCCCACAGGATGTAAGATAATCGTCGCATTTTTTGTCTATCGCTCTTTTAAGTGAATGAAATTTCTCGTTATACTTTTGGTCAAAGTCGATTAGGAACTTGGCGTTGTTGATGCCGTGAATCGCCGTTGAATGATGAAGGCCGAATAACTCCCCCACTTCGTCGAGCGTCACGCGGCTCTTGTTCCGATAAATCAGCATGACCATATCCCTCGTGTCCACCATCGTCCGCCGCTTGTTCCGCACTTGGAGGTCAGCCAGACGGATGCCGCACTCTTCGTGGAGGCACTCGTCTATGATGTCGAGCATCTTGGTTGATGGAACGCTCTTGCTCTGCTTGGCTGGCAGTTGTGCTTGATGTTCTATGCACCACCGCACGCACCGCTTGGCTATGCTGCGCCCCTTCTCGTCGAGGTCGCCCCACTCGTCTTGGAAGATGTCAAGGGTTATTTTCCGAACTGAATCCATTGCCGTAGGTTGATTTTTGGATATGCCGTCAGCACATTTGCCGTGTAAAAACAATCCCAAATTTCCGATTTCCCATTCGGTTTTTGGCAGGGAAATTCGATTATTCGTTCGGGATTGCTCACCTTATACACGTACTGCGCCCCACATTTTTTGACGGAATCAAGGAAAACCTTGCCCACAACCATCCCGCCGCGCTCTCCGCCAGGGGCCGAAACCAGTAGGATTTCTCCTCTTACCTTCGACCCCCTCCGTCTCACGAAGTGGTCAATGTCGCCCTTCGCAAGCTCGTCGGCGAGCGGTTGTGGCAGCGTGATGGCCTTGTACCAATCCGTCACCCCTTGGATGAATTTGTCGTACTGCATTAGAACGGAAGTCCGTCGGTTCCACGCTGCGCCGGGGCCTCGTTCCGAGGTGAATTTTCAGCCCTTGGCTCGCGAAGTTTGCCGCTACCCACATAGATGGTGCGGTCGCCCTCGTGACGCTCCTCCTTGGGGACGTACACGCTCACGTAATGGTCGTAGCCCTTCTCGTCAGCGGTGCGCCGTTCGCCGATGTTCAGCTTCACATAACTCTTGCCGTTGTTGGCTCTCTTGATGCGCTCCTTCGGAATGTCCGAAAGGCAGATGTCTAAAAATAGTTGTGCCATAATTTTTACTCGTTTATTTTTTCAATAAAGTTTCTCGTTGCAATCTCTCTCCGCTTGAGGTAGTTCGCGGCCCTATCGAGGAACCACTCGCGGATTTCGGGGTGTGTCACCAATGTCTCATCCATCGCTTGCGTCAGAATGTCGTTCTCGACGGAAAGCAGAGCAGAGCAAGCGAAGTTGCTATCTCCGAGCGGTAGGACGCTCGCCAACATATACTGCCCTCTCTTGAGCAGTAGGTGGCAAATTTTTACTCTTGTTCGTTCAAACATTGTCGTATTCGTGTTTTAGCAGTTGAATCATCTCTTGGTTCCTTCGGTATATCCGCATCTTCTCCCGGTCGCCGTTCTCCCAGAGCTGGTGACAGTCGAAACACAGGAAGTTCACGTTCCTTGGGTCGTGCGCCTTGTCGGGATGCGCCCCTCGCGTGAGTATATGGCTCACATTCACGGCGCAAGGGTAGGCGATGTACCTCCCACACTCCTCGCAAACCCACTCCCTTCGCTCGATTATGTAGCGGTAAAAGCGTGAATTTGCATCCCGATTATTACCCCCGAATTTCTCTTTTTGTATCTCTTTCCGGAGGGCAATAGCCATCGGGAACCGCGCATCGTCGAGGGGGTCATATCCCCTTTTGACCGCATAATCGTACTCTTCGCGCGTCTCAATCATCTTTTCTCGGTCTTGCAAATCCCCACCCATTACCAGAACGCGAGCCGACGAAGAAGATTACCATCTCGGTGTCGAACTTCCCGAAAATCTTCTTGGCTATCCATTTGTACGGAACCCTAATCCCGCCGTAGTCCACGATTTCCGTGACGTTCTTCGCGGCATAGATAACCCCAAAGTTACGCGCCCTCTTGTAGTTGTCGAGGATGAATTTTTCAATCTCTTCTTTCATATTGCATCGTCTATTACCCATTGGAACTCCATACTCGCCCACCGCTGAACCCACGATATTGCCTCAACCGCCTCCTCGACGGATAGCTCCTCCCACTCTTTCGCCCTCGTTTTCCACTCGCCCTTCTCTCGTTTCTCCTCCAAAAATAGGGGGCAATTCCACCGAATCTTATCGTAAGTCTCCTTTTCGGTCAAGCACTCACCAATCGAATCGAAGGCCCTGCGCATCTCTTTGACCACATAGCCGAAGAAATAGTTGGTCATCCGCTCCGTTGGCTCCAGGGACTGCACCTCCATCCGTATCAGTAGGCTCCTCCCCTTGTGCATCGAGGCGAACTGCGTCACCCTATCCGTAGGGATTTTCAGTCCGCCCCGGTCGCCTATCCGAGTCCACAATATTAGTGACCTTAATCGCACGCCCAATCTCCGTTGATTGCGCAAACATCGATTGCGTGGAGTAGCTCGTTGAGGTCGTCAAACGGCCCCGAAAAATCATAGACCTTGTTCTTAATCGCAACCGTAAAGAACTTCTCGTTCTTGTGCGCCAGGATGAAGGTCTCGCCACCTCCGAGCAAATACGTGTCCTTGCCGTCCTTCCGCTCATACTTGAAGTCGTTCATCTTGAAGAACTCCTCCGTCAGTCGCGGGGTCTTGACATCCTCAACCCGGACGTTGATGGTGATGCCGCAGAGAACTCGCTCCGCATTGACATCCGTGATTCTCTCGTTGTGGCCGTTATAGACAATATAGTCTCCTACACGTAAATTTTTACTCATCTTTCAGTTTCTTGATTGACTGGAGGAACGCAACCGCGTCGGCCTCCTTGGTGAAATAATTCCCGCAATTTTTGAGCAAGCCGCTCGTCATCGGGTTCTCCGTATAATCCACCTCCCAAAAGGCGGTGATGAACCAAACTTTATCGTTCATTTTCAGCTACCTTTTCGGGAATTGAATACTGCGCGAACCGAATCAGACGGCCCGTCCGCTTGGAACGAAGCTCAATCATCTCCGTGTGAATGTAATCGTAAGGGAGACCCTTGGCCTCAAGCTCCTTGCGACATCTGCGAATTACCTCACAATGATGGCCAATACCGAAGTCCATCAGCATATCAATCTGCGTGAGTTTCTTGCCAGCCATAAGCTGCTCCATCGTCCACTCCTTCTGCGAGCGAGTGTCGAATCCTTTGTTTTTGTTAAAAATGCCCATTGCTTTATTGTTTATGGTTTGTGCAAATATAAGTGATTATTTTTGATTTTCCAAATTATATTTCGATTTTCTCATCAAAATTGCGTCTTGTAGCATTTTTCGGTTCTCCAATGCGAACATCTCGTCGGGAATGAAGTGGAACACCAACCAATCGTCGAGGCACGCAAGGTTCCCCTTCTCCATATCGGTTTTCTGCCCCATTCCTCCACTATGCCGACCAGCGTGCTTGCCCATATAGGCATTGAACAGACCGCCGTCAACCTCGACCGCAATTTTTACCCTTGGAAATGCGTAGTCAAATCGGAATTTCCTTGTCGGATGGAAGGGGAACTCGGCCCAACACTCCTCTCCGACCTGGGACTCATAGATTTTCGTGTACGCATTCTTACACGGGTACTTGTTCGCTTTCGATGATTTCATAGAAATTCGTATAGTTGCTATTCGAGCGGAGCTTAATGCAAATATCTCCTCCCAATCCTCCTCGGTTCTTTCGGAAGTACATATTCACCCTCGTGGAGTAGTAATCCGATTCGTCCTCCTTCTTTTCGAGCATAATCACCATATCAGCATCTTGCTCGATGGAGCCGCTATCTCGAAGGTCGTGCAGTTGCGGTGCGCGTTTCTCCGAAACGCTATTTCGGTTAAGCTGACATAGAGCCACGATAGGGATTTTCAGTTTCTTGGCGAGTTTCTTCAATCGCTTTGTTATCCCGGTTACTTGGCGGTAGAGCGAATCTCCGACATCATTCGTGGACATTAGTTGGACATAATCGATGAACGCAATCCCACATTTCCCCTTTCGGTGGTTCAGAGTAATCGACGCGCACACCTCGTCCAATGACTGCGGAGTTTCGTCAAGGTAGATTGGCGAGTGGTCGAACGCTTTCGCCGCCATCTCGAATTTCTGCCAATCAACCCTATCTTGGGTAATATCGGATGCGTTAATCTCCTCGGTGGAGAACATCATCCTCTCCGATAGCTCGGTGTTCGTCATTTCAAGGGATAGGGCCAATGCGGGGACTCCATTACGCGCAGCCGCTCGTGCCATTTGGAGCATAAATGCGGTCTTGCCAACCGAAGGCCGCGCAGCCAGAACGATGAAGTTGCCCGCCCCGAAACCTCCTCTCGTCATCTTGTCAACCGTCGGGAACCCGCTTGGGACTCTCCGCATCACCCCATCCTGGAGTTGTTTCCCGAAGTCAAAGATAGCGTCGGCGAGAGATTGCGTGCCATTTTTAGGCTCGTCTTGCTCGATTTCGTCCGATAAATTGGAGGCAAATGCGAGAATTTCGTCCCGATTATCTGCGGTAGATGCGGAAAGCTGCAAGGCTTTTAGGCCCGCATAGTACAATCTCCGCTTGCGGCTCATTCCAGTAAGCACATCGCAATGCGCACGTATGGAAAGTTCGGTGGCATATCCGTCTTGCGTCAGAATTTCTCTTACGAAGAAATCCTTCTCAACCCTCGACGACATTGTAACAATATCTATCTGCTCCTTATCCTCGTACATCCGAACCATCTCCTTGTACGCATTCTGACATTTCTCGTGCGAAAAGGCCGACGGGGTGATTAACTCCATCGTCACGGGGATAAGGTCGGGGTTGGCAACAAGCTCGGCAATCAGCTTGCGCTCCAATTTGGTGTCTTGCGGGATATTGAAATCTAATGAATCCATCCGGCCAATCTCATTGCCTCTTCCGCCGACATCTCCTTACGTTCTGCCGTCGGCTCCTGGCGGTTATACTTATGGAAATTATTGCGCGACCACGTGAGCATCCGTCGGTGGGTGTCCCAGGTCTTTTGTATTTCAAACTTCATCGCGGTCTTGGACTTGTTTGGCTCCGTCCAATAGAGAACGAACTCATCCACCATCTGCGTGCCGAACTCGCCGACATACGACATACAATCGGCGCGGAATTTCTTCTCTCGCTCTGCCATCGGATTAGTAGGCTTCGCCTCCTCCGCCGAGAACAACTTTCCATCCTTCCCGTAATATATCTTATTATTATCATTTACTTTATTGGTACTTGGAAATTCCGTTCCAAGTGACTTGGAATTTTCGTTCCAAGTGGAGAACTCATAATCAGCCACTCGCGGCCCGAATGCAAGGTAGGTCTTTCGCTTTGACTTGTTTTCGGGGCCACGAACCAATAGACCAGCATTAATAAGGTTCTCAAACCGAATGTTGATTCCTCGCGTGGTGTTGATACCGAGAATCGGCATCTCGTCGATTACAAACTGCGGGCTTATCCAAAAGAATGGTTTATCGTCCATAGAAACGCATTCGCATCTGCCCGATTGGACGAACGACTGAACGAAATCGAATAGGGCCAAGTCTGCAAGGTCGAGTCCCAGGCCCTTCTCGTAGTTCGCAAGTTGGTTTATGGTTATAGCGTACTTCATAAAAAAGTATGTACCCCAATCGGGTGACTCCACCACCACGAAAGGGGTACAATTTCTTTCCAAACTCTGCGGGTGGAGTCCGCATCGCAAATATAGTGATTAAAACCAAATTTCAAAAGAAAGGGGCGGGTAAATTCTTTACGTTATGACTAACCTAATGGAGAGTGTGACAAACAAAACCCCGCCCCATAGCAAAAACACAAAAGTGCCAACGATTCACATCGTGAGCCGGAGGCAGAAACCTCCGTTCAAGGGGAAGAATCCCCTATCAGTCGTAAGAATAGCTATCAAACCGCCATTCCTTATATTTCGGGTCGTCGCGCTCAACCTCACCTCTTCCTTCGCACATTTCGCACTCCACCTCGTTTCCATCCTTGTCGATGACATATCCGCTGCCCTGGCAAATCGGACACACATCGTAAACCTCATCGTAAGGAGCCTTATCCATAAATCACCTCCCCAAAGATAATCATCTGCATCAAACTATCCGCATCGTCGGCATCAAAAGTGCCGTCGTCAATAAGGAGATTGAAAGCCGCAAGACGGAGATATTTCTCCTTGCTCTCGAAGGCCGCTTTTATGCCGTTTTTTAAGGCTTCAAGGTCGAAATGGTATTCTCCCTCGCCCGTAGGAGTTAAGCGCGAAAAAACGCCCTTATTCTTGTAGATTTCATCACCCTCCACATCAATCACACAAATCTCGCCGCCGTGAAGAAGGACGTTGGCCATCCTATCCTCCACGCACTTGCTCGGATTGGTCTCGGATTCCTCCAATGACGCGAACTCGTCAAGTAACCGACCGACAAAGGTCTGACTACCATAGAATGCGGTCGAGAGAAAGTTGACCAAATCCTCGTGGGTAATGCTCTTGATTTCAGTCTTGATTTCCATTGCGTTTGTGTTTTCTGATGCAAAGGTACAACAAAAAATCTAAGTTCCAAATTTATTTTGAAATTTTTTCGACTTTTATTGCCCAATCTGCTTGACGGCTTGGATGCGTGAGAGGTTCTGCTCCGTCTCGTTGGGGACGAGCGACACCACCGGGTAGCGCGACGCGCGTGGTGAGTCGCTCTTGGCAAACTTCACGGAAAGGTCGCACAGGACACCAGCAATCTTGCCGTTGCGCTCCACCATAGCGTCGAAGCAATCCCGAATCTGCGGTATCGTGGAGGCCGCTCCCTTGGTGGTAAACTCCCAACAACCATAGATTTTATTCACGAGCGGGAGGACAAAACGGATAGTGAGGGAGATTTGCCACCCAGTTTTGGAGGGGAATTTCTGCGAAACCACGTCCATTACGTTAGGCAATTCGTCAGTTGTCACCTTAATTCGACGCTGCTCTTTGGTGGAATACACGTAAAAAGTCTCGCCATCGCCCTCGGCCACCTTCTTCCCAGCGTTGTCACGATAGACGTAGGACTCGTTGCAGCACAATTCGGGGTTGTCGGATGGAAAGTAGATAAGGAGCGAGTTCGGTTTCTCGCCGAAAGCCTCGTTGAAGAGGGGCGCGTACTTGCCAGTAGCCACGAAGTAGTCCACGCTCTGCGGATAGCCTCCTTCGGACTTAATACCGACCTTGACCTTCCCAAGAATAGGAAGGCCAAGTCTCTCGTCGGCATTTTTGGTTACAATTCTGCCACCCATAGCGGACTACTTGAAGAGTTCACCATCGTCCTCCGCCTCGTCCTTCGGCTGACGCTCCTTGACAAGTTCGGAAAGGGTGTAGATTTTCACGTTCGAGGTGATGTCCTCGTCGAGATTGATTTCTCCGCCCACCATAACGACCTTCTTCTCGTCCGTCTTGCGGAGTTTGTAGAGGTCGAGGAGGAGCGGAAGCTGCGCGAGCGCGGGGTCAGCGGTCTGCTCCTCGAAAGAGTAGGACGGACGCTTGTTGACCGTCCCCCTCCAATCCTTCGGGGCGATGTTGAAGATGCGCTCAATCTGCTTGTCGGGGAAGTTCTCGTTCCACATCTGACGATAGAGTTCAAGCTGGAGTTTGTACTCCTCATAGAACCCCTTCTTGCCGGACTTGAAGTCCACGATGGCATCGATACGCGAGGAGAATTTCTCCTCAACCTTGGCGAGCTTCTTCTCGTCGCCGTCAGCCTTCTCGCGGGCCTTCTGCTCATCCTCGGCGGAAAACTCGCGCATATTGCACACAAGGTCAATCATACCCGCATACCCGCGAGAAGAGTAGAGGGACACCTCAACCGCATAGGGCCGAACGTCGTAGTCCTTCATCCACTTTGCGAAAGCGATGATGTCGGCACGCGCCTCGTCCTCGTGAGCGTCAATAAACCCTTCTGGGAGATTCTCGCGCTCGACGAATTTGCCCATAGATTCTCGGAGGGAATCGAGGTTATACTTGCGCGAAATCATAAGGGAAGCAAGCTGCGAGTGGACGAAAGTGCCGTAGTTCGCACGCTCCATCGTGTATGCAAGGGCCTCGTCCTTGCCCAAAGAGAGCTTCCATTCGGTGAGGAACTTGTTTTCGGGCATCACCGCGTGGAGGATGGTAGTCACGGAGGGGAAGAAAATCGGGTTCCCTTCCGCATCGAGAGTGTAGTAGAACCGCTCGCCCTTGGAGTTCAACTGCCAAAGACGATAAATCGGCTCGTGAAGCTGGGTGGATGCAAAGTACAATGCTTGCATCTGCTCGGTGGTAGTTCCGAGTGCGAGTGTTGTTTCCATATCTTATACGTGTTGTGTGAGTTTTCTATACCAGGTCGCGGAGTTCCTTCCTGTCGGAGTCCCACTTGTCGAGGTACTCAATGAACTTGGAGCGTAGATTTTCAAACTCCTCGCCGCGAGTAGGCTCGTTGGAAAGACCAAAGAGGTAGTCCGCAGTAACCCCCAATCGTTCGCAGATGATGGGGACGGCTGCGATGTCTATCTTCTTGACCTTGCCGTGAATGAGGTTACTCATATTCGTGTGCGCGGCTTTGTCTTTGGAATCGGGCCAAAGAATCTTTGCGAGGTCGAGTTTACGCACCCCATTACCGCTTTCCTTTGCTCTGTCAAATGATTCTACAAGTCTAAAATTTCCCATTTTTTCTTTGTTTTCTTGGCGCAAAGGTACAAAGAATTTTCGACAATCCAAATTATTTTTGAATAAAAGCGTAATGCTCGAACCTCACGGCGCGAGCATCACAACTAAAACTAATAACCACTTATGAAGAGATTCCGTTAGTCCTCTTTCTATGTCTGAAAGTTATGTCCGACACAAAGGTATGGAAATTTTTGGATAAAACAAAACCGCCCGAATCTCACGACACGGACGGGCTGCGAAAACGATTCACGCTTCTATTTTCTTATAACGTCAAATCCAAAACCTATCTCTGCGTACCATCCGTGCGCTTGCTCGTGGCCGAAGTGATAGCCATAGCCCGCACCTCCATCGAAACGCCAATGGTTCCACCATTTAGTGACGCGCAGCATGGCGGCGGCATCCATCCCTACGGGGGTCATGTAGAGCTTGACCGCAGGGGTGATGGTGACTTCGGGGAGCTTCGGCACGTATTGCGTGATTGTTTCGGTCTTTTGATAAACCTTTATCCAATCGAGGAGAGGGTCAATTCCCGACACTTGGCACTCATACTCCTCCGCCTTGTAGAGCTTGTTCTCGCGCGGGAGAACGATATAGGTGGAATCGTGTATCGTGGTCGTGTCGTGGACTGGCACATAGACCAACCGCTCTTTGTCCTTCCATTTGACCACCTCGACAGGCTTCTCGATTACCATAGTGTCGATAATCGTGGTGGTATCGCGCACCACGCTCTCAACACCATCGTCAAAACCCTTGTGATAGCCTCTATTTTGCCCTATTTTCCACGTGAAGAACACGATGAGGGCCAACCCCACCACAAGGCATAGAATGGTCAAAAATCGCTTCATTCCAAACTAAAGAAAATCCCCCTAACTGGTAGGGGGATGAAGTTTCACCGACCAGGATTATTCTCCGTAGGTCTTAACGTCGGTGGAGTTGTAAACCCAACCAGCGTCCGTGAAGTCGTAGGAGACGGTCTCGCCGTAACCAGCGGCATTGTAGGAGAGGCAGATGCCCTCGCCAACACCCTCGCCCTTGTAGGAGACGATGTAGGTGTGCTTCTGCTTGCCAGTCACCTTGATAACGCGGTCGCCCGCCTCAAGAGCGTCCAGCACTTCGCCAGGGATTTTGGTGATGTCCTCAACCTCGACACCAACGAGGGATTTCAGAATGGGGGCAAGTCCGCCACCCATATCAACCGCAGAACCTTGTCCCGCGATTTTCGCGTCAATCAACGCAAGGAGTTCAGAAATTTTCATTTTTCCTTATAAATTTATAGGGTTAATGTGTGGTTTTGCCCTCTAAAACCGAGTTACTTTTTCTTTTTTGCCGTACAAATTGCTATGGGAAATTCGGCTTTTACATCAAAGCAAGGACAAGCCTTTACCCATTCGTTCTGTGAAATCACGCCGTCACCATTCTTATCGGTGCTGGCATCGCGGTGTCCGATAACCTCCGCGATGGGGTATTCCATCATAAGGTTGTGGACAAGGGACTGCATCGCCACCTTCTGCGCGGGGGTGCGAGTATCCTTCGCCTTGCCGTGCTTATCGAGGCCTCCAACATAGCAAATCCCTATTGAATGGGAGTTGTAGATGCGGCCCGACAATCCGGCGGTGTTGCAATGTGCGCCA